CGAGCCTCGCCACTCACATTACTTATATTTATTGTTGTATGTCTTTTTTAATTGCATACAACTTATTTGTATAAGATTAGTACGTGTAAACAAATATTGCGTATCGAGATATGCGATATTTAAGTAAACAGAATATTAACAATTAAATAAAGACCTTGCAAGTATTAATTTTATACATTGTTAGGCACTTTAAAAATTATTATAAAATGGATTATACAAAAATTACAACTGATAAATTAGTAGAGAAGATAGTTGCCGAAATTGGCACGACATTACCTACTTATGATTATGAATACAAAAAATATATAAGTGTTGTACCTCATAACTTGACAGTAGGCAACAGTACTCACGGAATAGAAAAAGCTGATATGCACGAAACCTTTAGAAATGCTTGTTTAAGGACTATACTTTGGAATGAAGGCGAATGCAAGTAGTTTTTATTGTATATAACGGATTAGATAAGATTAGTTGCGTAGAATATTAACAGAATTAAATAAAAATACAATGACAAGTAAAGATTTTTTTAAAGAAGTAAAATTGGAATGGTGTGCAAGTGAACAACAAGATAAGCCATTATTAAATGATATGATGAAATTTGCTAAACTATATCATAAAGAGCAATTACTCGGAATTATGAAAGAAATTATATTAAAACACTTAAATGAATTAGGCAAAGACCTTGAAGAAGGCTATGGAAACAAACTAATATTATTAGAAGAAAATGACTTTGATAATTTTGCAGAAGCGTTAGTTAAAAAATTAACTATATAACGTGTTAGCAAATTCGTTTTAATGTGTGCCAACGTTTAGTATAAGGTGAGAAGCCACACCTAAATTTGGCTATTTAAAACAAAACCTTGTGGGCTTTTCACTTTATACAGTGTTACCCACTTTTAAAATTACGGATAAAATGAAAATAATTATTGAAAGAAACCAAAACGAAAGCCAATCACCAATAGTAACAATAGATACTAAAACGTGCCACTACCCTTATGCTATTAGAAATGCAATAGAATTGGCTTTAGAAATAGACGGACACTCTAAAGAAACAATAAGAGAGGTATTTGGAATAATGCCTGATGCTGAATGTAAAGTAGAAAACGAGTAATTTTTATTGTGGCTAACGGAACTCGTGTAACAGAAGTAGCGTAGAATATTGACAAACTAAAATAAATACAAAATGAACAAATTACAAAACTTAGTAAAAATACTAGAACAAGATATCTACGCAACCAAAGATATTGATAATGATTGGTTTGTTGAAAGTGCTATAAAGTCTTTAAATAATCTAAAAGCAGCTATTTCTGTTACGCAGTGTTGTGAGGAGTTAAAGTATAAAGAAGTAATACCTTTTGAAGAATGGTTAAGCCACTTTAAAAAAGAAGATAATAGGTATTGGCTTAATAAACACACACAATACTGCAAGGAAGCAATGAAGATGCATTACAATACACTACCAAACGAATAACCTTTAATTACTTACAACACCAAGATAAGAAAGCGTTTCAATGCTTTTTATCAACTGTTGACCAACGTTTTAATGTTGGTAATTAATAATAAATAAATAAATTATGGGATATATGAAAGAAGATTACTGCAAAGAATCCGCAGACAGATTATTAAACAAGTTTGAAGACTTGACAGGATTTGATAGCTTATCGTTATCAAGAACACCTCACAATGCATCACTTAGAGCTTTATCGTACAAGATTCTTATTGATTTGAATTATATGAATGACAGGCAGGTTTCGGAATATTTTGAATCTAAAGGAATCACAAGACAAAGAAGTTCTATCTATCACGCATTAAGAAAGATGGATTCTTACTACTTAAACTACTCAAAATTTAGAGCTGCTTACGATGTTTATTTTGAAGATAGAGCTGAAGAGAGTAAGGCTCGTAATGAAGAAAGAGATAAGAAGTTCAACGATATTCAAGAGAAAGTTCTAAGGAATAGTCCTAATGCTTTACCTGACCTATTAAAGACTTTAGTAAATAGCATACCAGATGAAAGAAGGCAAGAGGTTTATGAAATGCTTAGTCTAAGAGTTAAGTCTTGGGATTGGAAGTCTAAGAATGAGTATGAGATAATAGAAGGAGATAATGGAGTGGGCAACAACACTTGGAATCAGTAGAAAAACAAAACCCAATTACTTTAGTTAGCATAATATGAGTAAATCAGAAGAAATTAAACCAACAGACGGAAGGAAAGGGAATAGTAGAAAGAAATCTATTCCTATCTTACCTGTACCTGAAAACGAAAGGTCTAACAAACCTGCAATGAATACAGCTAAGAAAGACAGGAAGAAGCAATACGCTAAGAAAGCTATCAAGAATATATTTGGCAGTGAGGTTAACGCATTTGAGAGTTTAGCTAAGAAGGCTGAGGAAGGCAGTTATAACCATATGAAGCTACTATTGGATTTCGCTTATGGAGACGAGAAAGAGAGCAATGTTACTAAAGTACAAGCTCCTGTGATAAACTTCTTCGGAGATAGCGTAGAGGGTAAGAAGATAAAAGAAAAAATAATAGACGTAACACCAAAAGAAGATGAGCAGTAAAATAAACATAAATGAAAAGTACATACCTATTTTCAAGAACGAGAGTAGGTATTTCGTTGTTACTGGTGGTAGGGGTAGTAGTAAGTCTTTTAGTATAAATGTATTCCTACTTAATCTAACATACGAAAAAGGACATAAGATATTATTCTCACGTTATACAATGATATCAGCACATACTTCTATTATACCTGAATTTATTGAGAAGATTAACTTAATGGGTGTTCACGAAGACTTTAGGATTACTAAGGATGAGATAATGAACCTAAAGACAGGTAGTAGTATCATCTTTAAGGGTATTAGGACCTCTTCAGGTAATCAAACAGCAGCATTGAAGTCTCTTAACGGTATTACAACGTTTGTAGTAGATGAAGCAGAAGAATTGGTAGATGAGGGTGTGTTTGATAAGATTGACTTCTCTATACGTTCTCAAATAAAGCAGAACAGGGTAATATTGATACTAAATCCAACAACTAAGGAACATTGGATATATCAAAGGTTCTTCCAAAATGAAAATGTGCTTCCTGCATCCAATATGGAAAAAGGAGATACAACTTATGTCCATACAACTTACAAAGACAATAAGGATAATTTATCTCAATCATTCCTGCAAAGGATATTTGAAATGAAACGTAAAAGACCTGACAAGTATCAACACCAAATATTGGGAGGTTGGTTAGCTAAAGCAGAGGGTACAATCATAAGAAAATGGAGAGTTGGAGACTTTATTCCTACAGAACTTACTTGTTATGGTCAAGATTACGGATTCTCAGCCGATTTAACGACACTTGTGAAGATTTCTATAGATAAGAACGCTAGAAAGGTTTGGGTTAAGGAAATCTACGGAAAAGCCAATCTAACGACATCTGACATAGCTACAAGGAATAGAAGTGAGTGTGGTATGGATTTGATTATATCAGATAACTCTGAGCCCAGACTTCTTAATGAGCTTAAAACATTGGGTATTAATATTAAGCCAAC